TGAAGATACACCTGTGCTACTTACTTGAAACTGGCTACTTGAACCAACGGATAGCAACGCCGCTGGCGAAGTCGTCCCGATGCCGACGTTGCCTTGGAAAATACCTCCACCTGTTCCAACCCACAGACTCTTCCAACGTTGGCCCGTAACCCCAAGGTTAATCGTATTATCGAAGGCGGGGGCCGGATTAAGACCAGTTGTGGCTAATTGCATTACATCCTCATAAGCTGGGGAACCCGGCAGCTCAAAAGCGAGCGTGGTATACGTGCTCTGCGCACCAATCCTTAAAACATTATAGGTGCTGTCCAAATATATAAAGGCTGGCGGCGTCTGCCCATTTATTACGATTGGGTTGGCAAAGACTGTAGGATTTCCGGCGATAGTCATGCCGCCCGTGCGCAATGCGCCAGTGCCAAGATCAAGAGCCTGTACAGGGCTCGTCGTCCCGATACCGACGTTGCCGTTATTATCTATCCTGACCTTTTCCGTTGGTCCACTAAGACCATCATTTTGCGTGAGAAAACGAATCTGCGATAGTGTATTTTGCGAACCAGATACGATGTCAAGCATTCGTGCATAGATGCCTGCCGTTGGGAAATTTTGAGCTTGGTAAAAATTGAAAACACCTTGGTCACTAATACCATATGTTCTTAAATTAGTATCAGTAGACGGATTTCCCAAAGACAACTGCCCATTCGGCCCCGTCGTCCCGATGCCGAGTCTATGATTCGTCGCATCCCAGAAGAAATTGGAATTGTCTTGTGCGATGGTTGAGCCATTTGAGAACAACACGGAGCCAGAGGTTAGCGAAGGCAAAGTGAATGTCCCGTAAGTATTTGTGTCCAGCGCAAACGTCCCTGCTGCCGTCATCTTTACGAATGGTGTGCCCGTAGTCCATGTCGGATAATTCAACGCGCCCCATGTGCCTACGGAAGGCAGAGCCGTGCATCCCCCGCTGGACATCAATGCGCCAGAGCAAGAGCCGGAACCAAACAGCGCCGTTATATCGCTGTATAGCGGAGTGCGCCACGCCGTGTTCCCACTATTCGCCACGCCAATCGTGTTTGCTCCGGGGTAGGTCATGGTACTGCCCGGAGTCTGCCATCCCTGCGCTGTTGCCCCAGAGTTCATCCCCCAGACTTGGTTTGCCGTGCCGTTGGTGCTGAGGTTTGTGGCTGTGGATGAGTTGCCAGTTGTGTTCTGGTTGAGCGTCGGAATCAGTCCCGCGCTCACCGTTCCACTACTCAGGTTGGAAGCATTGGAGGCATAAGTCTCGGCATTGCTCTGAGCCGTTGCCGCCGCACCGGAAGCATCCGCTCCCACACTTGCTGCTGTTGCAGAGATCGCCCCCGCCGTGTTGAGGATGCTTGTCCCATCCGGCTTCACTCCTCCGAGTACGGTCGAAGTCGCCGTGGGGAGGACATAGGCCGTCGGAGTACCACTCACCTGCGAATACGCCACCTGAGCGCACGTCAGTCCGCTGGTTGTCGTGGCAGTCCCGTACTGACCAGCACTGCAATTTCCAACTGCTGCCCGGGCTGCCGCCGCACCGGAAGCGTCATATACTCCTGCTCCGATTGCAGTCTGAATGTGGGCTGATGTAGCGTTGGTAATCGAAGTTCCACCGCTGAACTCTGTGACCTGGCCAGACGTAGGGGAGCCTGTTACCGTCACTGATCCAGTGCTTATTCCGCACGGCCCGCTAACGGTAGTAAGTATCCCAGCGGTTGACGCCTGGACACAGTTGCCGGAAGTCAGTGCTGAATCAGTTACGTTAGGCGCAGCAATAGCCCCAGAGAACGTTGCTCCAGCCAAGAGAGCGTAGGGAGTCAACGCCGAAGATGAGATATATCCAGCGGGATTGGTGCTGTTGTACGGAGTGAAGCCGAGGGCTGCCTGCTTGTTGTTGAAGGTGTTCCAATCAGTGTTGCTCAGATAGCCGCTCGTAGAGGTCGAGGACTGAGCCATCCGGGCGAGTGCAACCGTTCCACTACTCAGGTTGGAAGCATTGGAGGCATAAGTCTCGGCATTGCTCTGAGCCGTTGCCGCCGCACCGGAAGCATCCGCTCCCACACTTGCCGCTGTTGCAGAGATCGCCCCCGCCGTGTTGAGGATGCTTGTCCCATCCGGCTTCACGCCTCCGAGCACGGTCGAAGTCGCCGTGGGGAGGACGTAGGCCGTCGGAGTACCACTCACCTGCGAGTAGGGCAGGCTCAGGCTGGGCAGCGTTGTCAGCGTTGAGTTGCTCGTCGCAGTGATGTTGGCCGAGGTGCCAGTAAAAGCGGCTCCATGAAGTGTCGCTAATCCGGCTGCACTACCGAAGTATTCATCAGTTACCGCAGCATTGCCAATCGTAGCAGTATTTGATCCTGCACCTGTCGTCGATGCGCCCACTACGATCTCATTGCTATCGGGGGCAGATTGAGGATTCGTTGAATACCCTACTGCTACGTTGTCACTCCCAGAGGCATTGTGAAATGAGTGGTATCCGATTGCCGTATTGTCACTGTTTACTGTAAGGCCATCAGTCAAAGAACCGCTGCCTACAGCCGTATTATAGTTGCCGGTGGTATTTTGGTTGAGAGCACTGACCCCATAGGCCGTGTTATAGTTCCCGGTTGTGTTTTGGTTGAGTGAATCATGTCCACTCGCCGTGTCATCACCTCCAGTTGTGTTGTAAGGAAGAGTGCCCCAACCCAGAGCGGTGTTATCATACCCTGTTGTGTCACTGAGAAGAGCATATTTTCCTACGGCAGTGTTACCGGCACCGGAAGCCGTGCTCGGTAGACTGCCACCTATATTTGCATTGTCCGAGCCAAACCAACTAATTGCGACCCCACTATCCTGAACCTGGTCCCCTGTTCCGGTAAAGGTTACGGCATCATTGGCGGTTGCGCTGCCGGGTCCGGTGACTGGGTTGGTAAGCGCGAGTTGGAAGTCCGTAGCCGCATGAGTCGCCGCCGTCCCTACCGTTGTAGAACAGCCGCTCGCTCCGTTGCTCAGATCGCCACATGCTGCTTGACTGAATGTTGCGCTGCCGTTCGACTTGACCGCGCCTGTCACGGCCCCCGCGTTGTCCGCCTTCGTGCCTTGTGCCGCCGTGGCATAAGCCGTGGACGCGGTGTAAGCCGCCGACCCAACCGCACCGCTGCCAAGCAGCACCGAGCCACTTCCATAGGTACTTAGCTCGCCCAGCACGCCGCTGTTGTTGTACTCGATGTGGCCAGTCGTGCCACCCGCAATCGTCGTGGTGCCTACGGTGATCGTTCCAGCAGATGCGGATATGGTACAGGTTCCACCCAGGGCGCAGTTCTGGCCGTTGACCGTAGTCACCGAGTTTGCTAAGGCTGCGTTCGGTACCGCCTCATACGTCACCGTGTTCGTACCGGTCACTACCGGTACGGTGTTGGTTGAAGGGCTGGAACCGTAGCTAACTCCATTCACCACTGCAACCGTGGGAGTTGCGGTCGTCACTGCTGTCAACTGCCCCGCTGCGTTGTAGGTGATAACTGGTATCGCCGTCGCGCTTCCCGTCGGCCCTGCCGCCGTAATGACCCCACCCGAGGGGACGTGGCTTGCCGATGTGCCGATAGGGAGGTAGGAATAGCCCACAGTCCCAGACGAGATGTTGCTGGCGTTGGAGGCGTAAGTTTCAGCATTCGATTGAGCCGTGGAAGCTGCGCCAGAAGCATCATAGGCCGTTGATGCGGTAAACGCCGCAGTACCAAATACGCCCCCAGCCGCAGTCGTCAGATAGGAAAGCGTCGTTACGGTTGGCGCAACCGGAGTGTAGGTCAACGCGGTAGTCACCTGGCCAGAGGTCATGCCGGTTAGGTTCGCCATACTGAAGGTCGGTGCCGCCGTGAAAGTCGGAGCCGCGCTGCTGCCGGTGAAGTTGCCAAAAACGGTGTTCGCCGCCTGATTCTTGAGTGTTGCCGTGACCGTTCCGCTGGTTGTTACCGCTGTACTCGGAGTCGAACTGTCCACCGTGCCATCGCCCGTGAAGGTCACGCTGCTTACGCTTCCCGTAGATGTTCCGCACGTTGGGCAAGAGATCGCTCCCGTTGCCGCGACTACAATTGGGAGTGTTCCGCTCAGTCCAGCCGAACCAACCGAGCCGATGGGAATGCCAGTCGGCAGATAACTCACTCCAATGGTTCCAGTGTTGATGTGGCTGGCATTCTGCGCGTAAGTCTCGGCATTGCTCTGAGCCGTTGCCGCCGCACCGGAAGCATCCGCTCCCACACTTGCCGCTGTTGCCGAGATCGCCCCCGCCGTGTTGAGGATGCTTGTCCCATCCGGCTTCACGCCTCCGAGCACGGTCGAAGTCGCCGTGGGTAGAACATAGGCAGATGGCGTCCCACTCACCTGCGAGTAGGGCAGACTTAGGCTGGGCAGTGACGTAATCGCATTGGTGATATACCCGGAGGGATTCGCGGCGCTGTATGGGGTGAATCCCAAAGCCGTCGTCACCATCGAGCCGGTGATGCCGCTGATGTACCCACTCGGGTTGGTTGCGTTGTATGGAGTGAATCCGAGTGCATTCTGCTTCCCATTGAATGCGGCCCAGTCAATGTGCGATAGGTAGCCGTCCACCGATGAAGTAGCCTGAGCCATCGCGCAATCTACGCTCGATCCGCTCGTCGTGCAATCCACCGGGGCCGTGCCCGTGACCGCACTCAGCCCTCCGCCAGTTGAAGCCCCCCGCGCAACCATCGCGTTAGGGCTGGCAGTGAGCGTAAGGCTTACGCTGGTTGCCGTGAACGTTCCCGAAGTCACGAATTTGATATGAGTCAGGCCGGCGAGATTGACTTGATAAAGCCCGTTCGCGGTCGCTGTCACGGTTGCGGTTGGGGTTGCGCCTGGCGTTACCGCAGTGATTGGAATCGAGTAGTAAGTCGCTCCGTTGTCGCTACTCCCCAACACGGCGAAGGTTGCAGTTGTCAGGGAAGTTCCGGTTACAGCGATTGTCCCCGACGCGAAAGAGCTTCCGACGGTTGAGGGCACTACCAGGCCGTTGAGTTGAAATGGGGTACTGGTTTGCCCCGTGGCGGTAAAGATCTTCGCAGGGAAAACCGAATTGCTGTAAGGGCTCGCCAACTGAGCGCGAGCGGCGGGAGCCCCTAAACCAAAGCACAACGCGAGTGCGAGTAAAATCTTAGTTCTCATTATTTGAAGCCCTCCGTTATTATTTATACGTTGCGGACTGATATTATGCATCCATGAAGTTTTACGTTTACGCCCACAAAACGATATCCCCGCGTAAGGCGGGCGAGGTCTTTTATATCGGCAAAGGGCAGCGACGGCGCGCTTGGCTCGCAACTGGGCGCAATCCTCACTGGCAACGGGTTGCATCCAAGTATGGATTCTCCGTCATTATTCTCGCGGACGGACTAAGCGAAAAGGCGGCTTTTGACCTAGAGAAGTCGATCATTCTCATTTGCGGCCGGGCGGCTCTCTGTAACCTTACAGACGGCGGCGAAGGCATCTCGGGTGCTTCGGAAGAGATTTGCCGGAAGATCAGCGAGCGTCACAAGGGTAAACCCAAGAGTGCTCAGCATAAACAGAAAATAGCGGCATCGCATAAGGGGATTCGGCCATCAGAAGAAACCCGAGTCAGACTCAGAGCACGCCGACCGTCCGAAGAAACTCGCGCAAAACTCAGTGCTTCTCAAAAGGCTCGCAATATAACCGCTCCCTCAGATTTTGCCGAGCGTAGCGCTTCCATGCGAAAGGCCGTTACTTGCTCCAACGGCATGATCTTTGATTCGGTTAGTGCTGCTGCCACATGGGCTCGGAAGAACGGCTTCCCGAAAGCGGCTACAAGCAATATCAGCAACGTCTGTAATGGCCATCGCCCATCAGCTTGCGGTGGCCTGACCTGGGCATTCGTCAAATGATTTCCATTACTGAGGACGAAACCGAGGAAGCCGCTGCCGAAGAGATATTCGCCCGTCGCAACGGGCAGAAGACGATGTACGGGTATATCAAATACACGATGCTTGGTTATAAAACATCGACATTTGCCGAACGAGTATGCGCGGCGATTGACAAATTTATAACTGATGTGCAAGCGGGCAAGCGTCCGGTTTTGATTCTTCAAGCTCCCCCGCAGAGCGGAAAATCTGAAATAGCTTCTCGCAAACTACCGGCTTATTTACTTGGCAGGTTCCCCGATTGGCGCATTGCGGCTTGCAGTTATGGTGATGAATTGGCTGGAGCAATGGCGCAAGATGTTCGCCGAAATATCAACTCGCTTGAGCACCAAAAGCTATTTCCAGCCCCGGAAGAAAAGAAGAAATACGACGTAAACCGAATGGGAGATTTTACTGCGCCAGGTGGCACTGGCAGTTATTTGGGGGTGGGTGTCGGGGGCGGTCTTACTGGCAAGAGCGCGACCATTGGAATCATCGATGATCCAATCAAAAACGAAAAGGAAGCGCTCAGCGTTACAACTAAAGAGGGGCTATGGTCTTGGTATCAAGCTACTTTTACAACGCGGCTTTCCCAAAATTCAGGTCAAGTCATAATGGCTACATCTTGGGCGGCCGATGATCTGGTTGGGCGCATCATCGATCACTTCGCCGGCGATCCCCGTCTTACTCATTTGCGATTCCCGGCGATCAACCTGCCCGATGAAGTCGGATATAACCCCAAATTACCAGAAGGTGCTCTCGTTCCCGAGCTTCACAGTCTCGAAAAACTATATGAGACTAAAGCTCTTTTTTCCGATTATTGGTTTTCATGCTTGTATCAGCAGAGCCCGAAGGCTCTGGGCGGCAACGTCTTCAAGGATTTTTGTATTCAGTATTACAACCCGAACGATCTGCCGAAGAAATTTGACAAGGTAATAGCGTCTTGGGATTGCACTTTCAAAGACACGGACGGGACCGATTTCGTAGTCGGGCAGGTATGGGGCAAAAAGGGAGCCAACAGTTATCTACTTGATCAGATCCGCGCTCGCATGAGTTTCAGCGTTACATGCAAAGCCGTCGTTACCCAGAAACTAAAATGGCCGCAGATTCGCGAGGTGCTGATTGAGGACAAGGCTAACGGACCGGCAGTTATTGACGTGCTCAAGGCTCAGGTGCCTGGCATCATCCCGATTGAGCCCGACGGCTCGAAGCTCGCCCGCGCCCATGCGGTTACATGCTACTGGGAAGCGCTCAACGTATGGCTTCCTAATGAAGCTCTTTGCCCGTGGATAAAGGCTTACGTCTCCGAGATGACTACCTTCCCGGCGGCCGCCCATGATGATCAAGTGGATAGTACGACTCAGGCGCTCCGCCGGCTCTATCCCTTATTCGGAAGGCTCAAAATAAATCGGAATGCCATAAACAAGGCACTTGGGATAAGGTAATAATCTATGACCTGGCTCCGTAATTTGTGGGATCGCTTCCGTAAGACACCCGCGCCGTTCTCAGTGACACCCGCCCCCGAACGTGGGGAGGGCTTAGCGCGGGCTCTCGCGAAGGCGAAAGAGACGGGCGGCCGCAAGAGCTATTGCTATCCCGTCAAGGCTCCCGATCTGATGCCCGGAGTTGTGCCCGCCACTGCGAAATCTGGGATCGCGATGGATGCGAATTTCTCCGCGATGAATGGGGTACCAGGCGCGGCCGGCTACGCTTATGGTGATTCCGCCGGCTTCCCGGGATACCCCCATCTCGCTATGCTCGCGACTCGCGCCGAATATCGGGCGTTTGCGTCCACCCTGGCGACAGAACGCACGCGGGAATGGATCGTGCTCAATAGCACGGATACCGCCGGCGATGAGACGAAGACGAGGATCACCGAACTTACTCAAGCGCTCAAAGATATCAAACTGCAAAAGGTTATTCGGCGAGCGGCAGAGCAGGATTGTCTTTACGGCCGCGGGCAGATCTTTATCAAGATCAAGGGCGCTGATGACTCCCTTCCGCTCATCCTCAGCAATAAGACAATCAAAAAGGGCAGTTTCGACAGCGTTACGAATGTTGAGCCCATTTGGACAACGCCCAGCGCTTACAACGCTCTTGATCCAACGGCCGCGGATTTCTACAAGCCTTCTAAGTGGTGGATGCTCGGGAAGGAAGTTCATGCGAGCCGGATGATGACGATGATCACGCGGGAACTTCCGGACATACTCAAGCCCGCCTTCAATTTCAGCGGCATGAGCTTGAGCCAACTTGCAGAGCCCTATGTTGACAATTGGCTTCGCACGCGCCAGAGCGTCTCAGATCTGATCAATAACTTCTCAATCACTGCTCTCAAAACCAGCATGGGGCAAGTATTACAGGGCGGAGATGGACCGGACGCCGATGGTACCGATCTCTTTGAACGCGCCGATTTATTTACGGCCGGCCGAAGCAACAAAGGGCTCATGCTGCTCGATAAGGACAGCGAAGAGCTAGTGCAAGTAAACACGCCCCTGGGCGGCCTGCATGAGCTTCAAGCGCAAGCTCAAGAGCAGATGTGTTCCGTTAGCCGTACCCCGGCGATCATCCTTACTGGCATCTCTCCGAGCGGGCTAAACGCTTCGAGTGAGGGCGAGATCAGCACATTTGAGGATTGGAACGCCGCTCTGCAAGAAGCCTATGATCGCGAGCCGATAGAAACAGTGCTCAAGGTTCTACAACTT